ACGGTTGGGCCGTTTGCTGACTGCGTGCTGAACACCGGGGCGATCTTCATTCGCAGCGGCTTCGATGCAGCCTATATCTGGGTGCGAGCCTTCGCCAACATGGGCGAGGAATGGGGAGATGACCAGAAGGCGCTAGCTGCGGTAGTCAAACCCACATCAACGCCGAGCGTCGTTTGCAGCTATGGCAACGGGCCGGTCATCCGCTTCCTTCCGGTCGATCCGTACAATCTTGCGCCGGAGTATCCTGACGACGACTGCTCGCGCGGCTACGTCCTGCACTTTCGGGGCGAACGCAAGCAGTGGATGAAGGACTATAGCGCGAAGTGGCTCGGAATCGGCGAGCGGATCGAGTGGAATGTCGTTTCGAATTCGCCGAAGGACAAGATTTTCGAGAATGTGGCAATCAATAGCCGGCGGCAGATACCGTGGGCGAAGGAGATGCCTGCGCATGACGGGCACGCCGTCATTGTCGGGGGTGGGCCATCGGCTGCCGATTGCCTCAACGATTTGCGCCGCCGGGAGGCGCAGGGACAGGATTTATTTGCGCTGAACGGCGCGGCGCAATGGCTGGCGCAATACGGCTTAATTCCTAAATATCAGGTTTTGCTAGATTCTCGTCCGCAGAACCGGCGCTTTGTGCGGCCTATTTGTGCTGAAGCGTTCCTCGTCGCCTCCCAATGCGACCCGGCGATCTTCGATATCTTGAGCCGTGAAGACGTGACGCTGTTTCATCATGCCGAGGAAGGCATTGAGGGGCAGTTCGAGGGACATTCGATCCTCATCGGAGGCGGCATCACGGTCGGGTTAACGGCGCTGGCGCTGGCCTATGCGCTTGGCTATCGGCAGATGCACCTCTATGGCTACGACAGCAGTGACCGGGACGGCGAGAGCCACGCCTACGCGCAGGCCGAGGCTGGCGCGGAGAATGAGCGCCGCGAGGTCTGGTGCGGTCGCAAGAAGTTTGTCTGCTCGCCGGCTATGTACGCCCAGGCGCAAGCGTTCCCCGAGTTCGCCAAGCTGCTGGCCGATCACGGGGTCGTCATCACGGTTCATGGGTCAGGACTGTTGCCGGAAGTCGCGCGGCAAACCTTTGGCATGGCGCAAGCCGCCGCATAGGAGAAATCAAGATGGCTCTGAAATCAGAATTGATGGCAGCCGGTATGCCCGCCGGAGAAGCGCGACAACTCGGTCAAGATGCCGTGCAGACGGTTGTAGGAGCTGGCACAACGCAGGCCACCGGGACCGCATTGAGCGGCAATTTCACGATTGTCTCGACGGCGCCTGCAAGCTCTGGCGTGGTGCTGCGGTCGACCGGCAATCAGGGGCCGCAACTGATCTACAATGCCGGCGCGAATACGCTGAAACTCTATGGCAACGGTTCTGAGACGATCAACGGCATCGCGGGCGCGACCGGTGTTTCGTTACCGACGCTGAAGGCGGCAATTATTATCGGCGCCGGCACCGGCTCGATCGCGATCATCAGCGCCTAGGGAGCATCGAATGCAGTCGCAGTATACACGGTCATGGAGCGGCGGCGAAGAGGCGCCCGCTGGTAGCGTCCGTCCGCGCTTCTATCTTGAGCCGGTGGTTGATGAACTCGCTAGCGCAAGGGAGGGGCACGGCGTCTATCACGATGAGGAGCGCGTCGAGATTTTCCTGCCAGGCAATCCCTACACGATGCCTGTCCACAGGGTTACTGACGAGCACCGGCGGCGCTGGCCGCGTGAATATGAGCAGTTCCGGCAGGGGATCGATCAAACGGTCGATGGCATACCTCTTTCGGAATGGCCTGTTTTGCGCCCCGCCCATGTGATGGATTTGAAAGCCCTGGGGTTTCAGACGGTCGAGGAAGTTTCGTCGGCGTCAGATCAGACCTGTCAACGGTCAATGGGGTTGTTGCAATTGCGAGATAAGGCTCGCGCCTATCTCGACGATGCGGCGGCTATGGCACTAACAGAACGATTGAGTGCCGAAGGTGAAGCGCAGCGGTCTGAAATTGCATCACTGACGCGGCAGGTTCAGGAGCTGCAGACCCTCGTGACCAAGTTGCACGCCGAGAGCATGGCGGCGCGAAACGCGCACAGCCCGATCGCGACAACGATCCCAAGTGTTGCAGACCCCATGCAGCAAATCCTCTCGGCTCAGCAAGCGGGGATGGAACCGCGAGAGAACCCCCTCTCGTCGCTTGGGGCCTTTGTCGAAGAGAAGCGTCGCCCAGGTCGTCCACGGCGCACCCCGATTGAGGATGCTGCCTGATGGCGAAGTTGGAAGCGCGAACACCGATGCGGCGGGTTACGATTTCGGGGGGCAATTTCTCTGCGAAAATCGCGAAGCAGCCGCCAAAAGGTTCGTCGGTCGTCAAGGATCTCGGCCGGCGTCTTGATGCCAAAGCCAAGAGCCGGGGAAACTGATGGCGAAAGCTGTCTTCAACGAGTGGCCGCCCTCAAGGATGGGGCAGGCGGGGGCTGATTTGATCGCTCTGGGAGAAAAAGCGAGTCTGGAGTTCGACGCGAATGGTCTGCGTCGTTATGTGGCGAGGATCGCGAAGCAGCCTCTAAAGCCAGGGGCCGAAACGATCGGGATGGAAGGTAGCTGATGGCGAAGTTGACAACGAAGGGGCGAGCTAAGCTGCCGGCGGCTGAATTCGCTGGGCCGGATCGCAGTTACCCCGTGCCGGATCGTGCCCACGCAGCGAATGCCAAAGCGCGCGCCACACAGGCGGCAAATGCTGGCCGCATCTCTCGCGAGGTTGAGAAGCGCATCGACGCCAAAGCTGATCGCGTTCTCGGGCGGAAGAAATAGCCGAGATGCCGTCCAAGACACCCGCACAGGCACGACTCATGGCGGCTGCCGCGCACGATTCGAAGTTCGCGAAGAAAGTCGGCGTGCCTGTGGGGGTGGCTAAGGACTTCAATGCGGCCGATACCGGAACCGGCATCATCAAGCCGAAGCGCAAAGTCAGCACGTCTCTGAGATACCGGCGCGGCTAAAGCCATGAGTTTGTTGTCGATTTGCCAGAACGCAGCAAACTGCCTGGGCGTTACTGTGCCATTAACCATTATCGGGTCTTTTGATACGGCAGCTGTCAGACTATTACAGTTGGCTCGCCGCGAGGGCGCCAACCTCTCTACTCGTGCGAACTGGGTCGCGCTGGTGGTCGAGAATGTATTTGTGGCAAATGGGACGACATCGGACTTTTCGCTGCCGGCAGATTTCCGCTCGATGGTCAACGACACGCTATGGGATCGTTCGCGGCGCTGGCAAATGCGCGGGGCGATGACGCCGCAGCAGTGGCAACTCTACAAATCGAGCATCATCGGTCGGGCGACTATCGAGCGCCGGTGGCGCATTCGCGTATCGAGCGGTTCTCCGGCTGGCGCCCCGGCGACATTCGATATCGACCCGCCGGTAAGCAGTCGTATTACGAGTCCGCTGCTCAACGAGGACGGGTCTCCGATCCTAAATGAGAATGGGCAACCGATCCTTGTGGAAACGAATACAGGTGGCGGCGTTTTTGTTTATGAGTATGTGTCAAAAAATTGGGTAACATCCACAACTGCGTCACAACTCGCTGGGGCAACACCGGATACCAGAGGTAGTGGATACGTTGTCGGAGATATAATAGTCCCGGATCACGGCGCGACGCCAATAGTACAGTCGCCATTCTTGGTGGTCACTGGCATCGAGGACGCCACGACAGGAAGCATAGGGGATTTGGAGGTAACGCAGCCTGGGCAATATACTGCTACGCCTAGTAATCCGGTGGGGCAATTCAGCACTACCGGGAGCGGCGCGGGGGCGACATTCAATTTAACGTATTGCAGCCTAACGCAAGATGATTGGACGGCCGACACCGACACGTCCTTGCTGGACGAAGACCTGATAGAGCTTGGGGTTATCTGGCGGCTGGCTCGCCGGATTGGGCTTGCCTATGATGAGGAACGATCGGAATACCTCAATCAGGTGGGCCAGGCGGTAGCGAGAGACGGCGGCACACAGACGCTTCATCTGGCGCCGGTTGACCGGCTAACGCTAGTTGGTCCGTATAACGTGCAAGAGGGGAGCTTCCCCGGAGCGTAAGATGGAAACCCTCGCATCAATCCTTTCCGGCGCTGGCGCCAATCCGTACCAATCGAGTGGCACGGGGGGTGGGATATCGCCTTTGCTGACGCAACTCATGCTCGCAAAGCAGATGGGCGCTTCGCAGGTTGGGCAGCCTATGCCGGTTGGTCAGCAGCAGCCTATTGCGGGCGGTTCAACGCCTCCTGTGATGCCGCCGATGGGGCAGCAGGTGCCAGGGCAACCATCGCTTCCCCAGGGCTTTGGCAGCTTGGCAGCGTTGCCTGCGCTGATCTCGGGTGCCTATTGATGAGTTTCTCGACGGACGCCACTGCGATGGTCGAGGGCATGCCGATTGGGCTGCAACGCGAGTTCTCCGCGCTGATCGTGGCCGAGATCGTGGCTGAGTTGGCATTGCAAAACTCCTATACCAGAAGCGCGCCAACAACGGGCGCGACGATCACGATGGCTACTGGCGAGCGGCGCCGGGTGATTGATCCGGCAGGAACGATCGCTGCGCTTACGGTCGTTCTTCCGGCCTCGCCGGCAGATGGCGCCGTGGCCGAGATTATGACCAGCCAGATTATTACGGCATTGACGGTTAATGCCCCTGGGGGCGCTACAACTAATGGAGGGGCATTGACGCCTGCCGCTGACAGCGGTGCATCATGGCTTTATCGAGCCGCCAACACGACTTGGTATCGGAGATATTAGGGATGCTCACATTCCCTTATACGCTGCTGAACGGCACGATCGCCGACGCCGATCAGGTGATGGCGGATTTCAACGTCCTAAAAAATACGGTCAATGGGCAAGCCCAATACATACCGCGTTCGTCAATCCCATCAGCTCCTATCCTGGCAGGCTCATTTTTCACGACCGGGTATTTGACGGTCGGCGACATAGGTGCTGGCGCATTATATGTGCCTGGCGCTGCGACGCCGGCATATCGGAAGCCGGTTCAGGACGGGGGTGGAGCGTATTGGTTTTTGGCTAATGGCCCGTTGATCTATACGAACGCTGGGCATTACGGCCTGGTGGGCGACGGGGCTACTGATAATCACGACGCAATTCAAGCCGCGATTGATCATACGGCAGCACAGGGATCGGGTGGAACGATAGCGTTTCCGATTGGAGAGTTTGTTATCAAGTCCGCGTTGGCGATAAACTATGGTATGCGTCTTGTGGGAGCGGGCAACGGAATCGGCCCTGGTGGCACGGTTGTTGGTGGAACGCAGATCATTTCCGATACTACGTTTAAGACGGGTGACATGATCGTATGCACCACGAATCAGGCCGTAGAGTTCTATAATATAGGGTTCAACGGGTTGGGTGGGCCGTTCG